TCTTTGCTCTTATCTGAAACAAACCAAACCAGTTCAGGTGGTTTCAGTTTGGCTGCGTCTGAGTCGCCTGAGTTTGGCAGGGTTCAGCCACGGTTAGAAACGCCAATTGTTGCAGGCCCTTCTTATGGTGATCTAGTTGCAGGCTGGTCTGAGCGAGTGCTCAATAAAACTTTGTTCGGGTGGCAACGTCAAGCGTTGAATGGCCAGTTGACCCACGACGACAACGGTGATCTAGTGCATCGTGAATCTCTCGTTTCTACGGCTCGACAAAACGGCAAGTCCGTTGCGCTCACGGCGCTTATCGGCTGGTGGCTCACGGACTTTGCAGCGATGCGTGGCAAACCGATGAGGGTTCTTTCTACGGCCAACAAACTAGATCGTGCTGTTGCCATCTTCAATGAACTTGCCCCGGTACTGGAGGCGCACTATGACGCCAAGGTCACTTGGTCTTATGGGCGAAACAAAGTCGAGATAGGCAACAGTGTGTGGGAGGTTCGTGCTGCGACGCCTCATTTGCATGGTGGAACTTACGACTTGATTATTGTGGACGAAGTTTGGAATGTCACTGAAGAAGTTTATTTTGACGCACTACGGCCGTCACAAATTGCTGTGAAATCACCGTTGCTTTCTTCGTGGTCAACCAGTGGCGATGAGGGTTCTAAGACTATGCAACGTCTTCGGGAGCAGGCGCTGGGGGCAATTGACAAACACAAACAAACACGGCTTTATTTTGCTGAGTGGAGCCTGCCCGATGTTGACCCAAACGATGATTCGTATTGGCGTTGGGCAAACCCAGCGTTGGGGGAAACCATTACCCTTGACGCTCTTCATGCAGCTGCAGAATCTCCCGACCGTGCAGCGTTCCTTCGTGCCCACCTGAATCTGTGGGTCTCATCGGCTGACGCATGGCTACAACCTGGCGTCTGGGAGAAACTCAAGACCGAGCAGGAATGCCCTGCCGGTGGCGTGTTGGCTGTGGATTGTTCTGTGGATAGTTCCAAGTATGTGGGGATTCGCTGTGGACTAACTGAAGAACAAACAATTGTGGCCACAGTCGAGTTCTCTACCGAGTCGATGAAAGAAATGTGGCTACAAATTGAAAAGGCAATGGAGGCAGACCCGAAACTGCGTCTGGTCATCTCACCAACTCTTGACGTGCACACCCCCGAAAAGTTAGAACGCAGGCGCACCACTTTCGGCTACGCCGAAATCCTCAAACTGACAGCGCTCACTAGATCGCTAATTTTGGAGCATCGGGTTTTGCACCGTGGCGAAGAACTACTAGCAAGCCATGTAAATCGTGCTGTCTTGGCTAGGGCTAACGGCCAAGTGGTTATCTCTTCCCAGCGTTCACCTGGGCCGATTGAAGCAGCCCGACTTTTGGTGGTTGCTGCAGCGATGGTGTCTCGCCCGATAAATACTGGCAAGGCTGCAATGGCTTTTCGTAGATAGTTGCATTTGCAACAATTGTGTGTAAGACTCCGAGCGTGGGTCTTTTCTCTCGCAAAATCCGAGCCGAATACGCCAGTGCGCCTATCAAGGCTGCTGCTGGTGTCGGCTCGTCCGGAATACCTGCTTTTTATGCGTGGAACGCTGGCACAGTTGAGACACTGGCGTTGTCTTTGCCCACCGTTTCACGCTCTTATGACTTGATGGCTTCAACCATTGGAAGCCTTGAGTTCAGGCAGTGCACAAAGCAGTGGACAGGCGAAAAATACGAAAAGATTTATGTTCCTAACGAAACGTGGATGGAGCGCCCAGACCCAAACTTGCCACGTCAATTTATGCTTGCAAATACCTTCAAAGATTTATGGTTTTACGGTCGAGCCTTTTGGTATGTAACTAGCCGTAACGCCAGCGACGGAAGACCCATGAGTTTCCGTTGGTTAGCAGCTGCGAACATTCAAACTCCCGACGAAACTGGCCCACAGTATTTCGGGATGACTGACAACATTCAGTTCAACGGTGTCAACATTGACGCTTCAAATGTGATCACTTTCTTGTCGCCGACAACTGGACTTATCTTTACTGGTCAGCGTGCTTTCAACATTGGCTATCACTTAGACCAAGCAGCAGACCGATACGCCACCATTGAAACTGTGCCTGGCTACCTTCAGCAAACCTCAGCAGGCGAAACCATGTCAGGCGAAGAACTAGGTGATCTTGCTGCATCTTGGGCGTCTGCTCGCCGTGATGGAAACGTCATTGGCGCACTCAATAACTTTGTCGAGTTCGTCGAGTTTGACAAAGACCCGATGAGTGTCAACAGCGAACAACGCCAGTATCAAGCGCTCGATTTGTCAAGGCTTTGCTCCGTTCCTGCTTATCTCGTATCGGCACCCACCCCCGGTGCTTCAATGACCTATCAGAACGCACAGCAGGCTCGTCAAGACCTTTGGTTGTTTGGTGCACAGATGTATGCCACGGCAATCACACAGCGCCTTTCAATGGATGACGTGTTGAGCCGTGGACGCCATGTTGAATTTGACCTAGACGATTTACTTCAGCAGAACGACATGGCCGAAATGTACAAAGAACCTGAAGTGCCTACACCATCGGAGACAGAATTATCATGATCAGACTTCAAGCAATCCCAGTGACACTGGATGCAGCTGCAGGCGAAGATTCGCCACGCACCATCACAGGCGTTGCCGTACCTTGGGATGTCACAGCAACAGTTTCAGACGGCACAAAGGTTTCTTTCCTTCGTGGTGCTTTTGACCTTGAAGCAAAAAACCCGAAACTTTTGGAAAATCACGATTCGACGCAGTTGCGTGGCGTTGTGACTGAACTTGCAGATTCAGAAGAAGGACTTTTGTTCACAGCAAAGTTTGCCAAGACCAGAGCATCAGATGATGCGATTGAACTTGTGAAGGCAGGCGCTTACGACTCCGTAAGTGTTGGAGCCATTCCATTGAAGTTCACAACCACGAAAGACGGAACAATGATTGTTTCTTCAGCATCGCTTGAAGAAATCAGCCTTGTCGCCTCACCAGCATTCAAAGATGCTGTTATTACAGAAATCGCTGCTTCCGAACCTGAAGAAGAAGCAACCGAAACCCCCAACAACGACACTTCCGAGGAGGAAACCATGTCACAAGAAACACCAGCAGTCGAAGCCTCCCAGCCCGACATTATTCAAACACCACTGCTTGCAACAGCACGTCGTGAGTTCAAACTTCCATCAGCATCCGAGTACATCGCAACTTTCGTTCGTGGTGGCCATGACTGGGCACAGATGAACGCAAACATTCGTGCAGCAGCACCCGATGTTGTTACCTCTGACATCCCTGGCGTGATCCCGACTCCAATCGTGGCTCCTATCTACAACAACTTTCAAGGCCGTCGCCCTCTGATTGACGCAACTGGAGTTCGTTCAATGCCACAAGGTGGAGCAGTGTTCATCCGTCCAGTAGTAACAACTCACTCGACAATTGGAACTGCCACACAGAACACCACAATTTCAGCATCAGCATTTGAAGTTGACGATGTGCAAATCACCAAGACAATCCAAGGTGGATACGTTGAAATCAGCGAAGCCTCAATGGACTGGTCACAGCCTGAAGTCCTTGGCGCTTTGCTCGACGACATGGCTCGTGTTTATGCAGACCGTACCGACCTGCTTGCGTGTTCAGAACTTGACACTGGCACAACGAACAGCAACAACTTTGCAAACGCATCAGTCAGCGACCCTGCTTACTGGGTTGAGTGGATGTATACAGCAGCTGCAGACATTCTCAATGGCTCGAATGGCAACTTGCCTTCAGTCCTTGCTGTGTCACCAAACGTCTGGAAGTTGCTTGGCTCATTGAGCGACACTGCAGACCGTCCGTTGTTCCCACAGGTTGGCCCAATGAACGCATACGGCACACTTAGCCCCGGTGGAGACGCAGGTTTTGCATTTGGACTTCGTGTTGTAGTTGACAGAAACATCACTGCGCTCGGTATGTACATCATGGACCCAACAGCAATTGAAAACTGGGAACAGCAAAAAGGCGCAATCAGCATTGAACAGCCTTCACAGTTGTCACGCCAAATTGCTTTCCGTGGTTACTTTGCCTCAAAGGTCATCGACCCAACCAAGTCCATCAAGGCTGCTTTCGTCTAAACCGACGAACTACTAGAGGAACTGAAGAACCATGGCCACTTACGACTTAGCGTTTCACACACGCCTAGACGGTGTTGTGGTTCTTCAGACCTTCGTTGAAACTGGCATCCAAGTCGGCGATGTTGTCACCATCGCTGGCGCAGGCCACAACATCAACGGCACACACACCGTTCTATCAACCCAAGACAACGAATACATCGGACAGTCAGACGAAGGCGACTTTGAATTTGACAACGAAGTCATTCGACTGTTCCAGTTTCTTTTCCGAGACGCTGACGGTGACCTAGAACGTTCTGTTGCCACAGGAACTGTGACCTTCACACCGTCTGTATCGTGGATACAGGCTTCCGATGTCACAAGTTGGTTAGGTATTGACGTGGCTACTGCTAACGACACGGCCTTCATAACGGTCTGCGTCAATGCCACCAACAACTGGTGCTTCAGAAAGCGTCGTGAGGCTGGTTACACAGACTCGATGACAACAGTGCCAGGTGCAGATGTGAAACTCGGTGCG